GCTTTACTGGCGGGTTCACCAAATATTTTTAGTAATAACATTTGCATTCTTTAAAAAGTTGTACTAATATCTAAGTTCGTATTACAAATTGGAGGCTTAATGAAAATCACGAATAACCATCACGTGCCCGAAACGCTAGTCGCTCTCGCAAGTAGAGACTACTACACTAAGGGCGCATCTGACTACTCAGTCACAGAAATCATATCCCCGCCTCGCATACAGAGGCTCAGGCGCAAGCATTACGATGAGATGGAGCAAGATGTATCCGATATGCTTTGGATGCTCCTAGGGACTGCTCTGCACGTTGTAGCCGAGCGTTCTGAGGTAGACGATCACACCAATGAGGAACGTCTATCTGTTGACATCAACGACATCGTTCTCTCAGGTGCTATCGATCTGCAAAAGAACGATCAAGATGGTATTACCATTACCGACTACAAGTTCACCTCCGCATGGGCATTGATGCATGACAAGCCTGAGTGGGAACAACAACAAAACATCTATAAGTATTTAGTTGAGCGGGTCAAGAAGACTCCTGTTAAGGGTTTGAAGATCTGCGCCTTTGTGCGTGATTGGTCTCGCAGAGAGGCAGAAGTTAAGCCCAACTATCCACAATCTCAAATCCAAGTGATTGACATTCCAATGTGGACGTTTGACCGCACCGAAGCTTACATCAAAGAACGTATTGAAATGCATCGTGACTCCAAGGTTAAGGCAGATTGGAATGAAGAACTGCCCTTGTGTACTGAGGAAGACCGTTGGGTTCGTGAGACTAAGTATGCATTAAAGAAAGAGGGTCGTAAGACTGCTATCAGAGTTTTAGATACAGAAGAAGAGGCAAAAGCAATGCTTAAAGAATTGCCTGAGAAAGACAAAGCCTTTATAGAAATCCGAAAAGGTGAAGCAGTACGTTGTACAGGAAATTATTGCGGAGTATCGCAATGGTGCAGTCAATATCAATCATCATCAAAGGAAAATGAAAATGAGTAAAAAAGAAATGCAACAGTCTTTAAGCAATCACTTAAAGCGCAATGGATTTGACGTTGAAGTAGAAATAATTACCGATCAGTCTGATTTTTATGAATATGCCTTATCGGAAGAACAATTGGAATTAATGTCATCAGATGAATTGTTGTCTTATGCGGGCGATGCTTTGCGTGGCTTTGTTGATGAGAGATGGCAAGATGCTCATGGACTTACTTGGCAATTAATGGTTTTAAATGAAATTAATCATAGAGAGAATATGAGACCTGATGATAACGAGTGAAGACTTAGCGTGTGGTTTGCAAAACATGGTTACAAATCTTTTATCCGAAAGAGTTCTTTGTGATCAGTCAGCAATTCGTTTGATGGTGTTGGAAACAGAAATTAAATTTTTAAGAAAACAATTGGAGGAAGCAGAACGTGAAAACTAGACGAGAAATGATTTATGACTTTATGGTGGCTTTAGCATCTAATTCTAAAGCTTGCGATTCATCGTTTGAGGTAGATGAAGATTACTACGGAGACATTGGTCTTAGAGTAGAAAAAATGGCTTGTGCATTAGCTGATCAATTTATAGAGGAGCATAACTAAATGAGCGTATATAAAAAGCTACAAAAAGCTAGGGTGCTATTGAACGCATCTAGCATCAAGAAGTCAGGCAAGAATAAATTTGCGGGCTATGAGTATTTTGAATTAGGTGACTTTATTCCTACGGTCAATGAGATTTTTGATAAGGTTGGATTGTGCGGAGTAGTTAACTTTGGCGAACAAGCAACGCTGACCATTCACGATGCGGATAGCGATGGGCAAATAGTTTTTTCTAGCCCGTTAGTATTTGCAGAGAACGCTAAGGGTCAAGCTATACAGTCTCTCGGTTCAACACACACGTATTTGCGTAGGTACTTATGGCTGATGGCGATGGAGATTACAGAGCATGACTCCATTGACTCCTTGCCACAACAAGACAAACCAAAACCAATTGCAGTAGAAGTAAAGGCGGTAGAAGTAGCAAAAGTGGATGACGATCTTGAGCCACTTGCAGAAGTGTTGATTACCTTTGGTGATACGTGCGAGGACTTAAAAGAGTTGCAAAGCTTTTGGAAGAAGAATCAATCAGGAATCGACAGAATGAAAGTTCAGAAACCTGAGTTGTTTAAGAAAGTGCAAGAAGCTTTTGCGCAATATAAATCTAAATTTAAGGAGTAATACATGGCTTACGATAAACCATACGAAGAAAAACCAAACTCAGGATCATTCTTTGCCAATAAGACAAAGACCAATCCTAAAGCCCCCGATTATCGTGGCAAAATTTTGCTTGATCTAAGCGCATTTGATGTGGTCAATGGCACGATTAATGTTGACTTGGCGGGATGGAAAACTACTAGCAAATCAGGCTTAACTTATTTGCAGATCAAGGCGCAAAAGCCAAGAGATCAACAAGTACAACCACAACAAGCTAAAGAAGAGGAGTTGGATGATGACATTGAATTCTAATTTACCTAAAAAATTGGGCAGACCGCTTGGGTCTAAAAACAAAAAACGCATAGTTGCAAAAAAGTCTTCTGCCAAAGACCATAAGTTTAAACAGCCTAAGATAAATCAATCTGACGCTCACAAAGTTTTGTTAACCACCCTTATTCAAGAGTTGACTGACAAAATCAAAAGTCTTGAGCATCAATCCGTTGGCTACAGAGCGGTCATATCTTATCTTGAGCATAAGTTAGGAACAAAATGAACGCACTTCAGTTTGAAGCAGTCAAGATTGCCCTTAAACAGGATAAGACTGGTTTCGTGCTGACACTAAATATCCACCCTGATGAGATCCCTGATGAATTAATGAGGGATTTTGTTGGGGCACGATATGGTGTGGCAATGGCACGTATCGAAGATAACGAGACCGCCAAACAATACGACAACCGTGTTAAGAAAGCGGGCATTCTGTGTCGCTCTAGACAGTTTCAATTGTGGCTCAAAAAAGAAAACGAGTTAACAATTGGTAGTGAAGACGATGCAGTAGAGGCTTTGCATAGGATCTGCGGTATTAATTCACGAACCGAACTAAATGGCAATAGAGATGCCCAACAAAAATTTGACGAAATGGTAAATGATTATGAGCAATGGATCGAAGAAGAACCTTTTTAAAAAGCGAACCGAAATTATGGTTTACGTTGATCTTACTGAGAAAGAGCGCATTACTAAGTTTGCTGAGAAATGCGGGATCAGCGTAGGTCAGTTGGCAAGAGAAGGATTCAAAATGCGCATGGCTGGAGGTGATGACCCTTTTAACAAAGGATTTAATCAAGGTTTAAACGAGGCTATTCGAATTGCAAATGATTGCGAGGGTGCAAGCATGATGTTTCCATCGGGCAAGACATTTGCCAAAGTTGTCAGCGATGACATCGAGAAGTTCTTAAGAGAGCATAAGGATGAAGCATGACCGAAGATCAATATAACTATGAGATTGTTAATTTTGCCCATGACGTTGCTCTTTTTAATTCACGTGTTCAATACTTTAAAAACAAAGTACAAATGTGGAGAAGAAAGTATGACGAAAAGTGTGCAGTAATTAAAGATTTGCAAGAAAAATTGGCTCAATATGAATGATCAAGACTTGCGGGACTGCTTTGCAATGTTTATAGCCAATGGAATGATTAGCAGATCTAGCGCATTTAATTGGAAAGAAGTTTGGGAGATGGCAGATGCAATGCTAGAGGCACGGAGGGTCAAGGAAGAGCCTCAAGGGATTGTGTCAATTAAAAAGAAAAGGACTTCAAAATGAAAGATTGGCAACAGGGGTTTTGGATGGGGGTAATGTCTGCAATTATTGGGTCAATTGTTAGCATGGTTTTTATGAAGCCCGCTTGTGCTCAAGTGGTTAGCTGGGAACATAATCCTCTTAATTATAAAAACAGTCCCTATAACTACGACAATAGTCAGTATAACTATAGGAACAGTCAATATAACTGGGAAAACAATTCTTACAATCTTGATTCAAGAACTGGTATTTATACGGTTGAGGGCAATCGTGTTGGCTACGAAGTGCAAAACATCCAAGGTACTCGCAACATTTATGAATTGGGTGGCGATAGGATAGGATATATACAGTGAACCATATTGAATTTGGAGACTGTCGCACCATCATGGAGGATTGGTTCAAAGAAGGCATCAAGGTGCAGACTTGCGTTACTTCACCGCCCTACTTTGGATTGCGAGACTATGGGGTAGACGGTCAGATTGGACTTGAACAAACAGTTGATGAATACGTTGCGGCTATGGTCAATGTGTTTAAACGGGTCAAGGACATTCTGGCTGACGATGGAACACTTTGGTTAAACCTTGGGGATAGCTACTATAACTATAGAAGTGGCAAGGGTCAGGCATTGGTCAAGCAAACTGTTTCTAACAACCTTCAAGACTTACCGCAATTGTGTGCTAGACGTGGGAACAAACAGGTGGGACTTAAGGAAAAAGACCTTATAGGAATCCCTTGGCGGGTTGCCTTTGCTCTGCAAGCGGATGGGTGGTATCTACGTCAGGACATCATTTGGAGTAAACCTAACCCTATGCCTGAATCCGTGCGAGATAGGTGCACGAAGAGCCATGAGTACATCTTTCTATTGACTAAGAACTCCAAGTATTACTTTGACAACGAGGCTATTAAAGAGCCTGTTAAAGAGGATTGGGGAACTAGAGATAGAAGCGATGGCAAGTATCACAACGAGGGGTCAGGTCTTAGCCCTCATTCGGGACTTGAAAAGAGTTACGAAATGGCTAATAAGCGGTCTGTGTGGACTGTAACCACCAAGCCATTTAAAGGTGCGCACTTTGCAGTTTACCCGCCCGAATTAATTGAGCCTTGCATTCTTGCAAGTACCAAAATAGGAGACATTGTGCTAGATCCATTTATGGGTTCAGGAACTACGGCTGCCGTAGCACAACGTTTAAACAGGATGTATCTTGGCAGCGAGCTGAACCCTGAGTATGAAGCTTTACAAAAAGAAAGATTAAAACAACCATCATTGGAGTTAATATGAATATATTTTTGCAGTCTATTTGGGATTTAATTTGCACAATCATTTTATGGTTTGGTATTGTTCTTGCGTTTTTTGTTGGGTTATTTTTAATGGGCATTACCTTTAAAATTCTTGCCAACACATTTATGGCGGGGTATTATTTACTATGAATACTTATGATGAACCAAATGAAAAAAGACAGCACAAATGCTATGTTTTGCGTAACTTACTATATGTCCCAAGTTATATAGAAAGGGGTATTTTTGTGGGTCTTACCAGTAGGAAGTATCAAGAGCAACAGTTAATTGATGCGGGCGCAAAAGAAAAGTTTGAATTTCTTTGGGTTAGAAGTTTTGCAAAGGACTGAAATGAATACTTTTTACGAAGACCTTGAGCGTGGTAAAGCGGTAGAGCAGAAAGCCTTGGAGGTGATACGCAAGAAGTATCCTTGCGCTACCATCATCAATGGCTTTAAGGGTTATGACATTTGGATACCTGAGTTGCATAAATCGATAGAAGTAAAGTATGACCCGATGAGCAACAGAACAGGAAACATTGTGATTGAGATTGAAATGAACAACAAAGCTTCAGCGTTAATTACCACAACTGCTGAATATTGGTTGTTTTATGATGACCACGTTTTTAGGTTGATTCAACCTATGAGCATTGTAAATTGCATATTTCAAGAAAAGTTAACCTTTGTAGAATTTATAGGAGAAGGTGATAGTTCTCTTAAAAAAGCATTCTTAGTACCAAAAGAAGTTCTTTTTAAATGTGGCAAACAACTGGAGGAATGATGACAACATTTACAACCGAAGATCGTTTAAACGCAAGCAATGTTCCATATACAACTTCAACTGGGATACAAATGGGCAAGTATTATCAAAAACCAAAATATGTTGAATACGACAGAGATATGTTGTTGATACAGTCTCATCTAATACAAGATCCCAAAATATTACGCAAACAATATTGGATCAATGTTGCTTATTATTTTGCATTGTTTTTTGTTGTCTTAACTATTGCATTGGTAAACAAATGAGCAAAAATAACGAAATGAAAGGTGAGCCAATTCCTTTTGGAGGATGGATTCAACATAGCGATGATACCGTTACTCTCAATGTTGTTGATGGCGGGGCAAAAATTACTGTTTTAGAACAAGTAAATCATCCTAAGCATTACACATCGCATCCATCGGGAGTGGAGTGCATACAAATTACTGAACATATGGGATTTAATCTTGGCAACGCTATTAAATATATATGGCGAGCGGATGAAAAAGGAAGAGACGTAGAAGATATGCACAAGGCAATATGGTATATCAATCGTGAAATTTCCAAACGTACTAAGTAATGTTTAAACATGGCTACCAAACATGAAAAAGAACATTTTAGAAAACTTGCAGAATTTGGATGCATCCTTTGCTACTACCTTGGCTACGAAGGGACTCCAGCGGAGATCCATCACATTAGGAGAGGTGGCATACGAAGCAAGTCTCCTGTTATCCCGCTCTGCCCCGAACATCATCGAGGAAATTCCAGTATTCACGGAATGGGTAGAAAGTTGTTTGAGCGCACCTTTAAAACGACAGAAGAAAAACTCTTGGAAATGGTATCAGCCAAGTTCCCGCCACCAAATTTATGAGAAAAAATTTAAATGAATATACCTCAAGATAAGTATGGAATGACACAAAGAGAAGTTGCTGAAGCATTGGGTTTAGGTAGAGGACAAATTGCTTCTTTAGAAAAATTGGCAATTGAAAAAGTTAAGTTGGCTTTAAAAGAAAAAGGTATATCAGCGGAAGATATACTTGAAACTGGAAAGGTAAAAAATGAACGCAAATGATTTAGCTGACCGTTTAGAGCAATTTTATACAGGTACGCATATTGAAAAAGCCGCTGAAGTATTACGTCAACAACAAGTTGAAATAGAGTATTGGAAAGAAAAGTTTAACAAAGCTATGGTTATGCAAGAAGTAAAACCAGCAAAGTACACAGACGAATGGTGGAAAAAGGTTGAAGAGTTTAATAAAAAGTTAAAGGAACAAGAGAAATGACTTGGAACTTACGATTAGTACAAATGTCTGATGACGAATGTCTTGATGAGGCTTACATTGAAATTAGAGAGGTTTTTTACGACAATCTAGGTAAGCCTTTGGGACATACAAGAGCTACGGCGGGTGGAGAAAACGTAGAAGAAGTAAGGCGGTATTTAATGTGGGCTTTAGAAGCCTTGGATAAATCAATATTAACTTTTGGAGAATAACGTGGAAATTTCATTAAAGATAGTTAAGGAGAATAAAGATGGTTCGGCTGACGCTGTTGTCAAATTTGACAAAGAAGGAATGCAAACGCTCATCCAATGGGGGCTTGTCGCTATGCTTAAAGAAGCAATTAATGAATATGCCACTGCCGAGCAGATTGCGAGTAGAGCTACTCCTTCAGCTACTAAAGGAAGAAAGCCAGCAATCAAAAAAACGACAAGGAAAAAGAAATGATTGAACCTATAGTCAAGCCACAACCTTTAGACAATGACGTTGCGGTAATGAAAATTATTCACCTTATGGGTCAGCTAAGTTTAAACGACCTAGGCTACATATTGCAGTTGGTTGCCAAGGTCTATCTTGCTACAGAAGAGGCGCATAGAAATGAACGCACATGAACTAGCCGTTTACTTGGAAGACATTACTAATTGGGAGGAAAGTCCATACAGGCAAGCAGCCAACATGCTACGCCAGCAAGCAGACCGAATAGAATCATTTGAGCGTGACGGCAAAATATTAATGCAACACATTGCAGACATGAATGAAGAAAAAAATAAGTTACGCTATCAAAAAGCCTATATTGTTCAGTTAGAAAGCGTCTTGGAATCTTCAATAGAATTAAATAAAGCACAAGCAGAAAGGCACAAGAGAAATGAGCTTTACCATATATTCCCATAATGGGACTATGGTTATTCAATATTTCTTTAATATGGATGAGCTTATTAAATCAATGCTTAACAACCCAAAAGACCACTACCACAGGAACTTATGAGCAGCTGGCTAATTATTCTTACAGGACTTATATATGTCTATATTTGTATTGAGCAGTTGGTTAAGGGAGATTTTGGACTGGCTTGCATGTATGCTGGATATGCTTTTGCAAATTATGGGGCTTACCTAATTGCTACAAAGTAATGTAAAATGGTGCATTGCAACATAACATATGGAGAAACCATGTTTACATTTGAAGACCAATATAAGCAGTATGAGCAGTTATTAGACCGCACCAAACAGGCTTACGAGTTCTGGATCAATGCGGTAACGTCTACTTGGGAAGACTTATTTAAACCTAAAAAGAAGTAATTAAGGGGGCGAAAGCCCCTTTTTGTTTCTCAAAGTTTACAAAAGTTACCTTTTGCAACCTATAGGCATCAAAGCTCTAGCGGATCAAATCCTAACTCATCTGATATAACCTTGGTGCGCCTACGAAACTCAGCATCGTGGTGAGCCCATTTATTGGTTTTATGTCTACTCATATGCACACATTCATGGCATAGAACCCTAATCACAGTCGATAGATGACCGCATTTCTTAACTGAAATAGTAATGATGTGTTCATAATCACCGCCATCATCGTAATAGTATGTTCCCATGACTTCAGGATCTTGATCCACGATAAACTGAACCTCTTCTGGCAAAGGCATATGCCACTTGTCAAATGGCTTCATGCAATAGATTGCAGAGTATAAGTTTTGAAGAATGGCAGGAGTAAGCTTCATGTTTAAACCTTGTGAATAGCACCACGAAATTCGTATTCATCTTCTCCGCAAACTTGGATTAACTCTGGCAACATCAGTCTGCCTCGTTCAAACGACAATAAAGCAAATCCTGAACGCCAGTCTTTTGGTCCGTCTTCTGTGTAATGGATAAATTGTTCTGCATTAGGGTCAGCCAATGTTCCAGTCTGAATCCCATATCTCGTTCCATTATAGTCACTCAGCGGATGGACGGTGAGCTGGTGCGTATGCCCAGTCACTATATTGACACCACTGTTTAAACTGTTAGACCGACCAGCAGACCAACCGCCTTTCCAGCGATGTTTAATGCAAGTGTCCTCGTTAATCCAGTAAGACCAGCATGGTTTCCATAGGGGAAAATGGTCTTTAAGGGTAAACCCTGATACTCCCTCATATTGTGGAACTTGAGCCGCTAGAAACGTCTCAAATCGTGCGTCATGGTTACCCATCGTCCACACCAATTCAGCGCCTGTAGAGACCCTTTCAATGCCTCCCATGAACTCTTGACAAGCTTCTAACTCCTCTCGGACTGAGGGGCTATGAGTCCACCCGATCCTAGGATGTCTGCTATTTTGACTACCATCAAAAACATCGCCGTTAGCCACTACGACCTTTGGTTTAAACTCTTTGATAATTTTTAATAGGGCTTTGTAGGCGGTAGTGTAATCATTGGGCCAGAAATGAGCGTCTGAAAAGACCACCACTCTGCCCTTCTCCATTTGAATTCCCCGCCTTGCATTGCCTATAACTTGCTCTAGTCTTCTAAGAGGAGAAACTCTTGCATCCTCTAAGCTTGGTAATTGAACCCTTAATCTAGATTCAATGGATCTTCGCCTGTTGTATACAGAGCGTACATCCATACCATGCATTTCTGCAAATTTCTGCGGACTACCTATTTTTAACCACGACTCTATAAACTGGTCGTCTGTAAGGAAATACTTTGCCATTAAAAGCCTCCGTAAATTATTGAATTACAACAATAAATTACGTCAATCATATACACTTTTTATGACAAATGCTAACAATTTATCGAATGCCTAGGGTATTAGCTAATTTAACACCCTGTTCGGCAACTCGATTGTATTGAGAGGTTAATTTATTAACCAGCTCTCTACGCTCATCGGGCGGAATAGATTGATTATTGTTGGTTGATTCAATCGCTTTGCGAATGGTTGTCATAGATGTAGCCACTCTTCTTAAAGCGGGAGCGGCTGACATAAATTTACGCTTGTCTTCATCTTGCATTAATTCCATTGCTTCTTTTCCTAGACCAGTTTTAGTCATGGTGCTAAATTCTTGAGCAACTTGATTGGCGGTTTGTTCTATTTGATAGAAATCAGCTACCGCTTTATCAGAATTAGGATCGGTTAAGAATGACTTAAAGAATGGCTGTTTAGCCAAGTTTTTAGAAGTTGTTTCTTTGCCTTGTACAGTGGTAACTAAACTGTCTGCTAGGGTAAACCCGAATGATCCAGCTTCAGCTAAGTAACCCTGAACTAATGCGTCAATCTTGGCGGGAGAAAGACCTACTAATCCTAAACCAGACTTGCTTAAGAACTTGGCAGTTTCACTAGCGTTTCTGCCACGCATTTCAACTGGTAATCTAGACTCGCCAATACTTTCAATGGGGTTGCCAGTGAAAAATGAATAGTTAGTAATAACTTCTAATGCTGGCTTAACCGCTTGCGGAACAGGTACACCACCAGTAGGCAAGTTATGCATAAAGCCATCGTAGTAAGACTTAATCACTTCTTTACCTGTTGCATTGCCAGCCAATCC